GACATGACCTGCGGAGCGTTTTGCGCTTCGACAATTTGAGGCTTACGCGAGAAGATACCCATAGACAGAAATTGTAGCATTTGTCAAGCAATTAGACAATGTGCTAGGGCGTGTCTAACTATAAATCTGAGGCTTAGCAACTGGGATCATTAACTTACTGACAACCATTGCCAATCCAATCGGTGCGCTGATATCGCCGCTGCTCCGCCTTTTTATGATACGCCATGCGGAGTCATTAGTTTTAGCGGCGGTGTTCTGAAATTGCTCTATGAGTTCTTTCTGCCCGTTGTGAACGACCCTGAGGTTAGTCAATCCTTCCAACAAGTCCCCACAAGCTTTATAGAACTGCTGACCCGAAACATCTTCCACGATCACGCCAGAATTTGAGAGCCTGTCCGCAATTGTTTGGGTGGCGTACTTATCAAAGCAGACTAAGCGAGGCTTATATATGTCACACCATGCCTTTATACTTGCCGCCATCTTTAGCTCATCGATTGCAACCTGAGAGCTGTAAGTCTCTAAGATCCCGATGCCAATCCGTCCGTCAGGAAGCAATTGACCAGCGGTGAGACTTCCATTTCTACGAGACGGACTGACATCGAAACCGAATATAGTATAAGCCCCTACTGCCATTTCGAGAGTGCTATCCGAACTGTTTTCAAGTATCTCTGTGCTGAACGGACAATTTAATGCGCTTATCCATTGGCACAAGGTCTCTGTGCGAGCTGCATCCGCCGTTGATGATGCGATTGTTTCTTCGATCGCTTCAACGCTGATCAGGTAGCCCATCGATGGATTCGCAAGTGCCCAAGCGTTTTTATCCCAGATGTCGCAAAAATCAGGTGCAGAATACTCATAATAACCAAGGCTTTTAGGTGGGTAATTTTTACAAGCCTCGTGCAGTGAATTCAGTTCGGTGGAATATGCATCACCAGCATTGCTAGTAAATAATCGCTGGCTGTTCATTCTTGCTAGCGTTACGCTTTTTGCAGCATCCATTGCGGCTGAGCTGACCTCGCGTAATTCATCGATCCAGAGAAAATCTGCGGTTCTTCCACGCGCTCCATCGGATGTCGCTGCTGCCACTTCGAGCTGCGCTCCGTTAGCAAGAATTATCCTTTCATCGCCATTAGTACGCCGAATACCTTTTTTTGGATCTCCATCTTTAAGTTGTGCCCTCATCCAATCATTGCGTTCAATGATGTCTGCCATGATGTTGAAGGACTTCATCGCCATAGCTCTATTAGAGGACATGATAAGGATGTCTTTCTCACCAAACATAAACAGCCCTGCTAAACAGCGCATACGCGCTAGATGGCTCTTTCCTGACTGCCTAGCAATGAGCAGCAGATTTGTCTTACGAATAAACATTTGATTCTTGTCCACAGTACACATGTCATTGAGGATTAGTTTTTGCCAGTCGAGTAAAGGTTGCCCAATGCGCTCAGCCAACTCAGCAATCTGTGTGCCTTTAGTTTCGCCCTTTAACCATGGGCTGTGAAGCCTTGGTTTGAGTGCCCCTCGTAGGGGTTTGCCTTTTTTGGTCTTAGTTGTCATTGACTCGGACTAGGTCGGGTCTTAAAAGGACTATCCAGCATCGTTTCGGACTGTGTCAGGGAGAGATCGGAAGAAAAGACAGGGGGGGTAGGCACTCTACCTAAAAAACTGGCTTGATTTCTGCTGCCCTTCGATGAGTTGCATGACTGGCAGCAAGCAACCGCGTTCTCGTAATTGACTACTAGATCAGGTGCTTTACTTATTGGAATGATGTGATCAACTGTTGCCGCCGGTGCTGAGCAATAGAAGCATGACCATTGGTCACGCGCTAACACCTTTAACCTGAATGCTTTATAGTCTCGCGTTAATCTTGGATCACCACGCTTAGCCATTACTGCCAACCTTTAGTCTTTAGATGATGTAGTGCAGCACAGTAGTCTGGTATCTCATAGTCAAGGCCATAGCGCTTAGATACATAATACCAATAGATATAGAACTGATAGTCATAAGGCTTATTCTGTACAGATTTACTTCTTATCTGATAGTAACCATGATGTGATCCATTAACTGCCTTTTCATTCCATCGAGACTCTCTGTACACGATCTCGTTATGGCAGTTGTATTGCTTATCTGTTAATTGTTTATTGGCCAGTACTTTTAATGGCATGTTATTCGCCTGAACTTCTATAGGACTTGCTATAGATAGAAGTATCCCAATAGCGACTGCTACCGAGCGCGCTGCGCCTTTCGGGCGCGCTCTGAAGCCCTTGAAGGCTTCTAGCCGTAAGAGTACCAGACTAGTCAAGTTCATCAACATAAGTCCTGCTCAAAACGGTGTGTCGAGTTATGAGTCCTATATATTCTGTGTAAGCAGGTGGAATAGCATCTGTTAGATCATCCCAGTTACTCATCCAGTCAATACCCATAGCATCCTGAGCATCGGCTACATTCTCAGCCTTTAACCCGAAGTCCCGGCCTTTAAGGATGAACCTAGCGCGTTGCTGTTGATAAGTACCAATAGGCTTGCCATATACACCCACAGGCTTGCCCTGCGCTTTATGATCGCAAGTAGTGCCGCGTAACTCCATGTTAGATAGGAACTGGCGATGCCTACGAACACGCAGCCCGAAGGCTGAACCACATAGAACCACAGCGCCGGGCATAGGCGCACCCACAACATTTTCAATAACCCAAGGCTTACCAGTTAACTCTAGTTCCTCGATCATGAGTGGAATTAGATCAGGATGATCGTCTTGATTACCGCTCACCTTTGTAATAGTGCTATATCTAGGGCATGGCGGAGAAGCGTGAATAAAGTCATAATCATCATGCCATCCGACCGTACTCATGAAGTCCAGAACATCAGCAACGATTAAAGGGTATGGATAATCTTTATGATCCTTTATATCGACTCCAGTTACATCATAGCCAGCGCGGTGATAGCCAACTGAGCAACCACCTGCGCCAGAGAATAAATCGAGTAATTTCATTTAGAGTCCGTACTGTAGAAGCCAGAGCCTTTAAAGTGAACTCCAACTGACGAATAAACCTTACGCATGGTGCTATGGCAGAATGGACACTCCAAGTCATGAGGCTCTGTAACTGATAGCCACTTCTCTACGCGAGCGTTGCATTCACAGTTATCGTTGTCGCACTCGAACTCGTAAATAGGCATTACTGATCCTCCCGGCAGAACTTGCACCGCTCACCTAGCGCATACACGCCACAGTCTAAACATCGAACGATGTCTGAGTCTTTAACTTCATCTTTACGCTCTTTATATCCTGCTTCTAGTAGTAACTCCACCAGATCGCTTAGACGCAGCATCGCAACATAATCCTCAGCATGCTCACCTTGTCCATTGAGTCTGAAAGTGGCGAACCCCAATAAGCCACTCTCCTTAGTACGACTCTCGATCTGGCGGAGTGTCCCTACTACATCGAGTCCTGTGCGCGCTTTAACCTCGCAGTCGAACGGAACATTGAGAATGTCGCGCCCAGAACCTCGACCTACTGAAGCACCTTCCCACCAGCGCCTCAGATACTCTGCAACCACACGCTCGGTGCGGAAGCCTCTGTGCTTTCTACTTTGAGACACTAGACTCCAGAGTTACTGCATGGCAGTCTGGGCAAGACCAAGTAAAGCCAGCAGTTAAAGATCCGCCGGTAATTACTATCTCTGATACATCGAACTCTCGGTTACATAGACAGCATCTAGTTGTAATCCCTGAAGCCTTGATCGTCTCTCGAATAGATTTATAGTGTTCAATAACATCGACATCAGGGAACGACTCCCATTCGCCGTCTTGGTTCATAAATTGTAAGCCGCTCATTGACCGTCACGAACCTTCCAAGTGCCGTTAGGTTCGAGGTTGTACCAGAGTACATCCTTGCATGCGAAGCAACTAAAGTTAGCCCAAGGCTTATTATTCTTAGCGCTTACGCCTGTTTTCCAACTCATAGGTTTATGGTCATGGCAGTTGCGACATAGCGGAATGTCCTTGTCGATCTTAACTGCACCTAGTACTTCTTGCACCAGCGCTACTGCATCGGCTGCCGAAGGCGCCGGGCTAACAGCCTTAACAGTCCAAGGATCATCCTCGACTGGAGTTGTGATCTTGTCGGCTAGTTTCTCAGAGAACGGCTTAGGTTCTGCTGCTTTAACTTTAGACATCTCCTCGCGGCTAGGGCGTTTGCCTTTCGAAGCATAGCCTGCGTTAGCCAGAGCCCGACCGATCGCACTCGTCTCGCAATTTTCAAGCGCCGAAGTAGCATTAACTCCTCGCGTGCTGACGGTTTCCTCTGCATAGCCAGTTGTCCAAGCCTGTGCATCCACTTCAGTTCTATAAATAGAAGCCTTAATAATAAATCGCTGAAGCGTTGACTCAACCATAGTAGTTTCAATTCGACCATCGGGATGTTCCTTCCAGAACTTGACTAAGCGTTCCTCTACTGTCTCGTAATCCTCTAGATTAAACATAAAGATCGTTCTCCTCTGTATGTAGTTGACCTGCTATTGCCACATAAGCAGCCATATCGACATAGGTGTCTGTCTTGCCTGTTTCCATGCTTCGGGCTATTTTGACGAGTGCCATGCAGATCGCAACTTGATAATCTGTAACTGGCATCTCCAAATAACTTGACCAGAGGGCAGCAGTTCTTGCCATATTGTCTGACGGATGACCGTAGTCAAGACCTCGGTCTTGGATGGTTGCTCTGGCTTCGTTGAGGTAATCACGCGCATTCATGCTCTCACCTTATTGGCTTGCTCGACCTGCTGGCGAACAGCGCGGCGGCCGTCTGTGTAACCTGCGTTAACGCCCATGGTGTAGAACCACACGCTAGTGAGTGTCCATAGACACATAATAATTCCGATTTCGTAGATGCTCATTATGCCACCGCCTGAGGTAGCAAGCGGATCAAGCGACCCCAAGTTGAAAGTGCTTCGTTCTTATTGGCGAACATATTCGCTTCTAAGGCTAAGTCGTATGCTTCCTGAACTGTTTTTGCCTCAGGGAATGTACTAACTACTAACAATGCTTTTGCTTTTGCTGCTTCAATGCTGTTCATTTACTGCCCTTCTAGTGCGCCCTTCGCACCTTCTTGGCATAAGTGTTGCATAAATATCTGACTAATCAACGGTGTTTAGATAACGAAACGGTAACAATTCTCCGTCATCCATAGCGTCATCTATTGTCCGCTTAATGTCGTTATCGAGATCGTCCATACCGGCGGCCAGCAACTACGAATGTGCCATCCTTTTCAAGGTTGATCAGGGTAACTTGGTTATCCTCAACGATGATAAAAGCCTGCTGCCAGTTCATAGTTCCCTTGGTATAGCCAGCCTTGCGAACATCCATAAGATGACCACCTTCTACGCCTCGCAGAATGCGCCCTATTTTGCCTCCTGAAGCCTCTGTGAAGGCCGATGAACCTGCGCGGTGAGTGTGACCACACACCACGCTTAAACCATGCCTACGAGCCGCCCCAAGGGCTGTAAGACCAGCGTTAGGGTTGATGCCCTGCTCGTCTCCATGAACTGCAACCCAGCCCTTAGCGAAGGCGTAAGGCTTCTTATGGTAAGTGATGCCCAATTCGTCTAGACGCATGAAGCGCTCGAACTTTAACTCTGGCAAGGCTAGGAATGCTGGGATCTTTTTCATAATCACATTGTAAAGACGATCTGTGTGATTAGAACGGATCATGTGAGCCTCTTTAGAATGCTCGACTAGAGACCAGAGAACCTCAACTGCTTGGTCTCGATCCTCGGCTAGTGTCTGCTCGTACCAGCCGGGCGTTCCGTCTGACCATCGGCTGATCTGTGGGAGGTCGATTTCATCTCCCAGAGTAACCACGCTATCGGGGCGGTAAGCCTTAATAAAAGATGCAACATTACGGACAGCAACTTCATCGTGATATGGAACTTGTAGATCGGGAACGATTACAGTTCTTTTCATTCTTAATCCTCGTCATCGTCATCGTCATAGGGGATGCGGTCGGGTAGTTGTGGAAGCCAGTTAGGCGCAGGAAGGATAGTTGCCGGGTAAGTTGCAGGCTCTAGTAAGATGCATAGCGCAGTCTCAACATCGAACCCTGCTCGTCTTAGCGATTTGTAATACTCATTAAGCCCGATGCAGTACTGA